TTGCTGTAATCAACACCCCAAGGCATATTAATAGAGCCATCTTCTTTATCTGTTCCCTCTACAACTGCTTGAGGAATTATACTTTGTAAATCTTGTGCAACAAATCCATACTCTACATGAGCATTATCATCAATCCAATCATGACTGACTACTTGAGCTGTTAATATTTTATCAATTGCTGATGGTGCATCTTCAATATTTTTCTTTAATCTTTTGTCTGATGATGTTGGAAATGCTGTTGCTGATGATGTGCAAGTCATACCACCAACATAAGTTCCTGTAGCACTATAGTTTGACCAAGGATATGAAGTTCCAGTGTTAGATGTGATTTGAGCATTAACACCATTTGCCACTAATGTTTCTACTTTTACTACTATTGCTGATGTAGCTGGATTTGTAGTTTGTCCAACCAACAGATTTCCGTTAGAGTTTATACGCATTGCTTCTGTCCATGTAGCTGAGTTTTGTCTATTACCAAATATTAACTGAGCGCCACTAGAATCAATCGATGAAATTTTCCATCCATAACCAGAACCAAATGTAGATGTTTTAAATTCCAAGCCACCAATTTGTTGAAGGATTGATGGATTTTCATTTAATTGCATAGTTCCAGAGTATGTAGCATTACTTCCTGTTAAACCTCCGCCAATTTGTAATTTTACTACTGGACTTGTAGTGCCAATTCCTACATTTTGTGATGCGTCTACTGTAACTGCAGTTGTGCTTGCTGTTTGTATATTTAATATGCCGCTATTGTCGGCAGTAGAAATAAGTCCACCAGCACCAGAAACGCTTGCATTTATGCTACTCGCCATGTTGTTCTCCTAATTCTTTTCTTTTTTGATGAGCTTGACTCATTTTGATTCTTGTTTCCATAGGTAATTTTCTTCCTAATTTTGCTATTCTATATTTAAGTCTTGTTTCTTCAGAAGGTGATACTCCTTTATTCCAAGTTTTTCTACCTTTTAAAGCATTACTTAATTTTTTTCTTGTTTCTTCTGAATGTGGTTTGCCTTTATTCCAAGATGGCTTACCTTTATTACAACCTTTTAATGTTTTAGGTGGCATACCACCACCTTCAATAATGTTCCAACCAATGTTTTTTAATGGTCTTAATATTTTTTCAATCATTAAACAATATGATTTGTCAGAAACTAAAACAACTTCTTTAATTAAGTTATCCCAGCCATATTTATCTATAGCATTTTTAAGATGTTTATTTTGAGTTCTATTTTTATGTGACTCAAATCTATCTTTTGTGCTATTAGTTATGCCAACATATCCTTGTGAGAACATATCAGTATGCTCTGGCAATTTTAACCAATAAACATTGTAGCTCATTACAGCACCACCCAACGAGCGCCGCTCGGAATAGTTACCGCACTTCCGCTTGCAATCGTGATTGGACCAACAGACATACCATTGGTGCTTGTTGTTAATGTGTAGTTAGCGCTAATCGTTGTTGTGTTTTCATAGATAGATCCACCAGCAGAAGCTCCTCCACCAATAGATCCCCATGCAGTGCCATTGTATCCTTCAAAGCCTGGCGTAGAACTATTGTATCGAATGTATCCAGCTTGAGGAGATGCATCTCGTTGTCCTGTTGTGCCAGCTGGTAACTGAGCAGATCCTGTAGTTGTTGTGTATCCAACAGCTAGTAAGTTAGCTCTTGATGTAGCTACGTTAGCTACGTCAGATAAGTTATTAGCAACAGCTAAGTATGATGCACCAGATACATAAGCAGCTACCCATGCTGATCCAGTGTATAAACGCATCTCTGGAACAACTGTATTGTAGTATAAAGATCCAGCAAGTAGCGCATTTCCATCATTGTCTAGTGTTGGGTTAGATGATTTAGCACCAAGATATCTATCATCAAATGAATCGTATGCAGCTAGTGTAGCATCACGTGCTGACTCTGCTGCTGTCTGTGCTGATGATGCAGCGTTGGCACTATTAGAAGCATTGTTAGCTGAATTGGATGCACCGCTTGCAGATACTGCCGCAGCATTAGCTGAGTTACTTGAATTGTTTGCAAAGTTACTTGAATTGCTTGACGCATTGCTTGAATTATTAGCTGCTGTGTTTGCAGTCGTTGATGAAGCTGCCGCAGCATTAGCACTATTAGATGCATTATTCGCATGATTACTTGCGTTACTTGCAAATCCACTAGAACTAGTTGCACTATTACTTGCGTTATTCGCAAAATTAGATGCATTGTTTGCATGATTGCTAGAAGCATTAGCGCTATTAGACGCATTATTTGCAAAGTTAGATGAGTTATTAGCACTATTAGATGCTGCACTTGCATTAGCTGCTACGTTAGTTTGAGCATTAGAAGCAGCGTTAGCTGAGTTAGATGCGTTGTTAGCAAAGTTAGAAGCATTGTTAGAACTATTACTTGCAGCATTGGCTGAGTTGCTTGCGTTATTAGCAAAGTTGCTAGAGTTGTTTGCTGAGTTAGATGAGTTAGATGCAGCATTAGTAGAAGCTGATGCGTCTACAATAAGTCCCCATTTAGCTGAGTCTGTATTCGTTGTTATTGGTTGGCTACCACTTGATGTATGTGCTGTTAAGCAAATATAAATATTATTGGTAGTTGTATCTTTAACGAGATCTCGTTTGTTATAAGATGTAGCAGCTGCCCAGTTACCACGATAGTCACCAATTTGCTCACCCACAACAGGATTACCATCAGCATCGAATGCAAGCGTCTTATTAGCACGCACAGTATTCAATGGCAATGTCATGTTGATAGTAGTAGGATCTGTTACAGGAGCTTTTAATGAACGCTCTGCTGTTTCAGCTACTTGTTGAACAAAGATAACTTCTGAATCTAATTCTGTATTAAGTGTGTTAGCAAAGAAATCGCCACCCGTTACAAAGTCTGTTGAACGCTCAATAGCTCTAGCACCTACAATAGTGATACGATCAGCACCTGTAGCAGCTACTACTAATGTAACTGATCCTTGACCAGTAGTTCCGCTAATGGTTACAGTGTAATCTGTTGTTAATGTAAGAAGTGTGCTATTCTTGTATACTGCGATATCTGTATTTACAATTACAGGGAACGAAAAAGAGTAAGGTCCTACACCAGCAGAGCCTGTGTATACGATTCGTCTTGCTACGTTTGTTATTGGATAGTCAGCCATGTTTTATTTACCTTGTATAAATACCAGTTTCTTTTTGAACTTCTTTCATATCTTCTAAAGCCATTTGTAAGTCTACATCTTCTTGAACAAGTCTATCCCATGCTAGTCCATATGTATCAGATATCTCTTTTTGAATAGCTTTTTGAGCCACAGACATATCCATGCCTTTAATGCTCTTATAAAGTTCTCCCAATTTTACTACTCTTTTCTCTAAAGCACCATCATTTGTTGCAATTTCTATCCATCTATTGTACTGTTCACCAGATAACATAACGCCATCTTTAGATTTTTGTGGAATATATGCTGGCACACCATATTCTACTAAGGTTAGATATCCTTCTATATTAGTACCATCAGATCTTTTGAATGGATTAAAAGTTTCGTAGAAGTTACCCTTGCCAACTTTCTTAGTTTCTCCAGTTAATGGATCTAAGGCTGGTGGCAAACTATCACTTAACAATGGATTGCGTGATTTATATTGTGCTACTGCTTGCCAGAATCCATCATATATTGGATTGGCATCTGATCTTAATGACGTTTCTTCTCTCATTAAGTTAGATTTTTCTGGGTTGCTATACCTTTCATAAGTAGCAGATAGGCTTGAATATGCTCCAATTGGAGATCCACCTATACCAAAGTCTACAGCTTTCTTAGTAAACTTAGACATAATAGCATAGAATTTTTCTGGCGCTGATTGAGCATCGCTAGAGAACATATCATGTATATCTCCAATACCTTGAAGCATATCTAAGTTAGACATGTAATCATAAAGACCAACTGCACCATGCATTGCCAATCTATCCAATCCTTCTTCTTCTGGAGCTGTCATTGCATATTCAGCAGATGTAGCTGCCATGCCAAGTAAAGATGCTAATGGACCTAATGATTCGTAAGAAATATAGATCTTATCTGGACCTACAGATAGATTAGTAATCTCAGAAAATTTATCAACCAACTCCTGGTCTACATTGGCTTTATTAAATGGTATAGAAAATGGTTGCCATCCTGTAGCTTTAAGAGCTTCTAACTCTTTGCGTCTTACTGGACCAGCACCAGTGAGGTTACCACCTAATGTATATTGATACATTGTATACATGGCTGCACCTCCAAGGGTTACTTTAGCTAATGCTTTATCACCTTCAATACCACCTTTTTGAATGGCTGTGCTAATAGCTGATGGAATCCCTAATGGACTACGAGATAATGTTTCTTTAATAATATTAGCTGGGGTTCTTACAAACGGAAAGAATAGTTTTGCATATGGAAAACCAGCAAACTCAGTATTAATCATCTTATTAACTGTTCTGAGTGAACCTTCTAATTCAGCAGTAAATGTCATAGTACGTGCTTCTTTAGTTGCAAGCTCATGCATTTCATCCGTAGGATTTTCTAATAATGAAGCATGATAATTTGTAACTTGTTTACGAGCCACATCTGGATCAACGCCTGATCCTATTAATTCATTATATTTCTTATTAGCATCTCGTCTTGCTAACGCAGCTAATTCTCCGCGATAACCAACAGCTTTAAAAAACTCATCTTCTGCCATTAATGCACGACCTGGTAATGTAATAAAGTTACCATAGTATTTAACGCCATCTGACATAGCTTTGCCAAATGTGCTATCACCAAAATTAAGATTAAAATCATCTCTGCCAGCAGTTCTCATCTCAAGCTTAGTAAGAGGATCTGATGGAGTATTGGTTTTAAATGCTTTTGCTCCAAGTCTAAATGCATCTGATAAAGACATAGACATAGCTGATGCTTTATCCATAACCTCATTCATTTGAATATAATCTTTATTGCCAGTAAGAACAGATCTACCCTTGCCTATTACCGAAGCCACAAAGTTTTCTGGAACTTGCCACATACCAAACAATGAGTTACCAGCAATATTCTTTGCATGAGTCACTGGAGATGACAATAAGCCATTTATCCATGTCGCGTACCATACATCCTTAGCACTACTAAATAATGTTTTTTCTGCCAATGCAGCTCTGTCAAGTCTTGAATTAAGAGCAATATAATGCTTACCAATGTCATCAATATTATCTAAGCCACCTGAGCCATTAAGAATACTATCTAACATTAAGGCTCTTTCTGGACTTGTGCCAGATGCTTTATATGCTTCTCTTAATACACCAAGAGACCTAGCAATATCTCTACGTTTGCCAGTAACAGAACCCATAAAGTTTCCTTCAAGGTTAAGTCCTAATGCAAACTTAGCTGCTAAATCTTTAGTCTCAATGCTTTCTGGATCTTTAGCTTTAGCTTCTAAATAATTTCTATATAAAGAAATATTCTTATCTTGAATGCTTCGAGCTATGTATGGTAACTTTGCAATCTCATTAGGATCAGCAATAGTTTGTCCATTGGCATCTAACATACGAGCCAAGAACTTTTCATCATAAATAGGCTCTACAGATACTGTAAGTTGTTCAGCATTGGGTTGTGATGCTACCCATTTATCTGCTAACTCTTTAGTTTCAAATTCTTTGACTGTTACGCCATTTTCAGTAATAAATGCTTTAGGCGTGGTATTGCGCTCTACAATCTCTTTGTATGATAATTTTTTATACTTACCTAATTCATAGACATTAGTAACAGCTTGACCAAGGTTATTAAAGTCTAATGGTGCTGTGGGATCAAACAACATTTTATCAATCTCACCTGATGCTGATGGGACTTCTATTTGTTGCATAACCTTTTGTGTTGTTTTCTTTGGAGCTTCTGGAATAATTGTAAATTGACCAGCTTTTTCTATTGCTTTGCCTTCTTTAACAATTGGTACAGCTAAATCAGAAACAGCATCTTTAGGTGTTTTAGTAGTAATCTTTTTAAGAACCTTAACACCAATGTCTTTTAGACCAGCTGTATCTATTTTTTCCCCAGTAAATACTGGATCTGTTTGCTCTGGTAATGATGTTGTTTCATCAGAGATTAAATCACCTTGCGTTGTATAAGGAACAGATTGCTCTAATGTAGCATCAATGGTTTCATTAGGATCAATAGTCTTTGTAACTTGATCTAATTCTTGAGTCACATTATCAAGTGCATTTAATCTTTGGTCTAATGGTCTATTATCAATTGTCATTTAGTAGCCTTTTTGATTTGCTTAATGCCTTTAACTACACCTTTTGTAGCATATGTTGCTAGACCAGATGGAGCTAGAATCTCACCAACTGATTCAGCAGCTGTTGCTTTTGTTTGTAATTGTGGAACTAACTCATTTATAAACTTTTTAACATCTTCAGTGGTAGGCAATCCAGTAGATGACTCTAATCCACGTGTAAATTCCTCAAGTTTGCTTTTTCCTTCTGGAGTAGTAGCAGCATAATAAGCGCCTTTAAGAATAGATATAAGATCTCCAGGTGTGCCTATTGCGCCTTCTATAGCACCTTTACCTAATGCCAATAAAGACTCTACTGGTCTTTGTTCAATGTCAGATGCAACTGCACTAACACCTTCTGTAACCAATGGAGCAACTATTCCAGGAGATGGCAATCCTTTTGGTCTTTCAATAACCATTTCTTGTTCTGGCACATATGCATTAAGTTTGTAATCTTCAAATCTTTGATCTAAGTTCATCAATTTACTCCAGCATTATTCTTTTGGAATGTTTTAAATGCTTCAATATCACGCAATGCAGCTTTCATTTTTTTGCGTTCTTTGTCATCTTTAATTGTTTCCTTATATAGCTTATCTACATCCTTAGCTTTATAAGTATCTTCTGAATATGGTATGTTATATTTAGAAGTAATAGATTTTAGATTGGCTTTAGCATCAGCATATTTTTCTGTAGAATCAGCTTTCAGAACAGCGTTAATACTTTTTTCTGCTTCTTCATTAACATTAAATGGCAAACCTTGAATACGAGCAGCATCAGCTTTTTTCTTTAAATCCCTATTAGCTTTGGCAGCTTGAGCTACTTTTTCAGGTTTAAGCATTAAACTATCTAAGCTTACCTCATCTAATCTACCAATAATAATCTTATTGCCTTCTTTATCATCTCCAGTGCGTCTATAATACTTCTCTTTAAGCTTCTGTGCATCTGCAAATGTAATAGTTCTGCCAGCAGCAGCTTCAATATCAGCAATACTAAGTATGTCAGTTTCAACTTTGTCTAGCATATTGCTATACATTCTTTCTTTTGCTGGAGTTTTTTTCTCTCCACTAATGACTTCTTCATATTCGGCTGAGCTAATATTAATACCATTAGCTTTAGTTTGTTTAAGATATTGTTCTGGACCAATTTGACCATTAAAATATTGGCTTTGTAAATCTCTTTTGACATCTTCTTTTAGCTTATTACTTAACTTTTCTTCTGCTTCAATAAGACTATGTTGTTGTACTGACTTTTCAGTTTTACGTTTAACTACTTCCATCCATTCATCTTCTGGAACATATTTACGTAAATATTGAGTATAGTCTCCAGCTTGACCCTCTGAAATCTTAATAGCTGCTTCACCAGCAGTTCCAGCAAATGTTTTATCTTTCAATGCATAAGTACCAATACGATCCATAATTGCATTCTTAATAACTTTATCCATCTCTTTTGTGTATTCTGGTATCTTAGCTGGATCTATATTCATCATCATTTCTTTAATAGTTTTTTTATCAAGAGATAATGCTAAATCAAATTCTTCAAATATTGGATATGCATCTAATAAAGTTGGAATATTACTTTTAAGAGTTTTTAATTGCTCATCTACTTTGACAATATTCTCTGCTTTAACAAGACCTTCTACTCTATCTAAAGCAGATTTATAAACAGCATGGCCTAATACAGTAACAGATTGTCTATATTTTAATGATTCTTCTGGGCCTACTTGAGCTAATACTTTGGAATGTCCATTAATAATGGCATCTAAATTAGATCTAATATTAACCATATCTAACTGAGAAATATCTGTTGTATTAATGCCAGCTATCATTCTACTAAACTCATCACGAGCTTGACCTTCAAGATCTGTTCTTAATGCAGATGCTTGCGCTGCTCTTGCTGCTTCACCAAAAACTGTATAATCTTCCGAGAAGATATCTTTAATATCTTTACCTTGTGCCTGAGCCTCTGAAATCTGTGTTAATGTAGGTGGGTTAGCCACGCCATATTCTAAACCAGCTTTCTTAGCCTTTTCTGATTGTGCTTTAAATGCAAACTCAGAAATCCTATTTAATCCAGCTTCTGTTGATTTTGATAACCTTATTGACTCTTTAAGATTAGCAAAATCAAATGGCTGAGTATTTTCAAGCTGAATATTTTGTCTTTGGTATCTTGGGTTATCTGCCATAATTACGCCTTAGTTTTATATACCTTACTTACTTCATATGCTCCAGTTGCAATTTTGGTAGCAGCATCTAATACTCCACCACGTGTTGCTATGTCTGCTGAACTTCCATAAATATCCGCTTGAGCATTTCCAGATAGCATAGCATTAGCTGCATTGCTTAAATCTGTTTGATAGTCTCTGCCAGCTTCTCTAGTATTAATTGCAGCTATTAGTTTAGAAGATCCTTCTAATCCTACTATACCACCAGCATATCCACGAGCAACTGTTGCTGCATTATTAGCATTAAGTCTACGCAATGTTTCATTAGCTCTTTGTTCATATGCCAATGCTTTTCTAGCAGATTCAGCTTGTGTCTGCATAGCTTGTAAACGATACATAGCGTTTTGATTGCTTGCTTGGGACATACTTTGTCCAGCGCCTAATATTGTAGATCCAACGGAAAATAATAAAGACGGAGAAAATAAAGAAGATGCTGTTGCTCCAATTGCAGTTGGAACAAATGCACTGCCAGCACTAAGTGCCAATGTTGAGCCTATTGCTCCTGTAGATCCTACTACTCCTAATGCTGGTGCTGCTGCTAAAAAACTCATATTATGTCCCCTGATGTACTGCTACTTTATATTCTAAACCTAATAATGTTAATTTCAATGGTGCGTTTTGAGTAATTGTAATCTTTGCTTCATTACTATACCCTAAAATGCCATGTAATACTTTAGTGCCTGTATAATCTGGTACATCAGCATCTAATGTAGACACTGTGTCAAATGATCTAAATGGTACTTCTGTGCCATTAATGACCATATTTTGTGTTTCATAGACCAATGCATTAACTTCAACAATACGTTTCTTAAAGCCTAATCGTGTACCTGATTGAATCTTTAAGTCAATTGGCATAGTTGTTGCTTGCACAGTAATAGGCAATCCTACTTCATAAGATGATGTTGATGCCCTAGGGAATGTTACTGTACCACCTCCAGGAACTGTCTGGTTGGCTTGTACAATACCATCTAATAATATATTAACTTCTTTACCTACTACATGAGACATTGATGCTGTGGATGATACACCACCAGTGACAGCACTATCAGTTAATAATGTAGAGTCAAATCGTTCTACATAATATTGCGCTACACCACTAATGGTACGTTTTACTACAGTATAGATAGTAGTAATGTCTACGCCCACATCTAAGAACTCACCACCCGCAGTTACAAACTCTGACGGAGCTATAACATTCTGTGATCGCATAATTGAATATGCTGCAATAGTTCCATCTGTGCTATTAGTAATGAGTAATAGATCATTCTCATCCGTATCCACAGCACGTCTTAATGCCATACGCGTAGGATTCTTTAATAGATGTCCTGATAATAAAGATATCTTGGATGTAAGATAAGTTAATTGTGTATCAGAGTATGCAATCTCACTTAGGATCTTACCTTGACGTTGTATAAATAACACGCCTGATTCTAGTTGTTGCACTCGAATACCTTGTTTACTACCAGCACGACCCGTAGTAGACACAAAGAATGATGTAGGTGTGATTGGCTCTAAGCCTTGTTGTGGTACATAGAACTCACCACCCGTTGTAAAGATCATTAAATCACGACCAGAGATAATATCTGTAATCGCATTGAATGTATTAGTATCTAATGTTGCTTCTACTGAGTCATCATCTAAACCTTCTGTGCCTTCAAAGTCAAAGAAGATACCAACTTTAGATCCCCATACTGTAGATGGTCTTGATTTAGATCCGCCAAAGTATAAACGACCTTGGTGGAATGTTACTGTTCTTGGCCATCCTTTTCCAGCTGACCATACATTTTCGTAGCCAGCTTCTAACTCCCATGATCCTGATGCAACAGCCGATGTATTAAAGAATGGAAATTCAGTAATAGCATTGACTACTGTAGTACTTGTATATTGGACAATCTTAGCTCTGCCTTGTGGCACAACATTAATGTATTGTCCTACAGAGCCAGCACTAAATACAGCAGAAGATGCAGTAAGTGTTACTTTCCCTGTAACAGCTGATGGCGTTAATGTACCCGCTGGATTGCTAAGTGAAAGTGTAAATGCGTATTTAGGAATGCTGTCAAATGAAATAGCAGATGCAGTCCATGTAGCATCTGTGCCACCACGTACAATCTTTATTGGCGCTACATCTTCATGTACAACAATAAGTGTGTCAGCAGATTGTGTCCAACACATATTAGCTAATTTAGCTGATGATAATGATACACCTGATGTATCAAGATAATTGTTACCAGATCCATTGATGTTTGTAATTAATGCACCATTCTTATACACATGCATACGATTATGTGTAAATACGAGCATATAACTATCTGATGTTGAGAATTCAAAAGCTACTAATCGTACGCCATTAGCAGCAGATTCTGCGCCTGAGTTTGGTAATGCATTGATATAACGTAAGCCATTGCGTCTAGTAATGCCACCTTGTGGTTGGCATAATACATTCTGAGCTGTCTCTAAACCATTCTCATATGATTTAATATCTATACGTGAGCGTAATAGTGGATCTATTTCACCCGCAGTAAAGTTAGTTTGAATGGTTACAAAACGAGCCATTAGTATCTCACGTTAATTAATGAGAAGTCTTGTATAGCGTTTACGGGTTGTCCTTGACCATCAATATTCATAGCCTGTCTCATGTATCCACCACGACCATTTTCGCCTGGTGTTCCTACAGCAACAGTTTGCCAATATCCAGCCTTTTCTGTTTGATCTGTAATAGGCACAGATAAATGCCATGCAAGTATATATTTAAGCAATTGAACAAAATATGTTGGCATTGATGATTCTGGTACTGAGTATTGATAATCTACCCATACTTCTTCATAATCTGTAAGTACCTTATCTCCCATGATTCTATATTCATTGCGTATAGGAGAGCCTACTTCATTAGCGTCATATAATGCTCTTGGTGAGTTTATGCGATCAGAAGGTAATTGATATTCGTATTTGTATTCGGTAACTGGTGTAGTGACCAGTCTAGCACATTGAACTTTCTTAAATGAAAAAGACCATGGATATGTTGATAATGCTTGGTCTCTGATATCTGGATATAGTCTATCGCATATAGATGCTTCGTCTGTACCTTCGGTAAAAGACGCAATAGGTTTAGCACCTAACATTAATAGTGAATCAGAACATACTGATAATGCTGAATCTCCAGCTGCCATACTCTATCTCCAAATGTAAGAATAAGGCGAGTGCAAAACACCCGCCCTACTCAAGTTACTTACTACTATACAGTTTTTTAGTCTGTATCTGTTGCTGTTACTGTTAAACCATCAGATACGTCTACAACGCCAGCAGATGAATTTGATAATACAAATACAATGCTCATTGTAGGAGTTGCTGAATCGTAAACAAAAATAATGTCACCCACTTTTAAAAGTGAAGAAGCACTATCAAAATAACCACTTGTGTTTACAGTAGCGATTGCGTCTGCACTAGTATATGTCCAAATTTGTGGAGCATTACCAGCTTTAGATTGTCCGCCAGCTGCATTTAAACCAGTTGATGAATAAGCCATTTAGTATCTCCTTAAATTAAGATTCACGGCATGTGAGTTGAACGATACCCTCAGCATCAATAGCAGTTGCAGTCGCAGAGAATACAGCATTCACTAGGAATGAAGTTTTTTCTGGAATGTAATTGATTTCTGTGCGAGGAGCTATACCTTCTGCGTAACCAACAGCGTCTTTATGGAAAGCAAATACTTTGCGATCTAAAGAACCATCAATTGGTAAACCACCTTCAGATCTGTCACCCAATAAATGGAATGTGAAACCTAAGAAAGTATTTAATTCACCAGCTACAAGAGCTTTAA